AGAGTCCCCGCACATAACTCTATGCCGCCCGCAAAGCCAAACATCTCCGAGCTGCGTGAACACTTGCGCGTCCTCTACGACTTCCGGCACTTCGTCCTCTGTCGTATCAACCTCCTCTCCAACCTCGAACTCACAATCAAACTCGGCAAAATCAAAATCACTTAAGTCTTCTAGTTCTAAGCCTAACAGCTCGTTGTCCCATTCAGCCTTTTCACTTACCTTATTATCTAAGATTCGATAAGCTTTAATTTGCGTCGCGGTTAAATCAGACGCAATCACGATCGGCACTTCTGCAAGTCCTAACTCTTGCGCCGCTTTTAGTCGTGTGTGTCCTGCTACTACAATGCCATTAGTGTCGACAACAATGGGCTGCTTAAATCCAAATTCTTTTATACTCGCCTTTACCGCAGCCACCGCTTGATCGTTTTTCCTAGGGTTTCGCACATACGGTATCACCCTTTCAATATTCCACATCTCAATTTTCATATTCGCCCTTCTTCGTCGTTCTCTTTTTTGCTGGTTCTTGATTTTGTTTTGCTAGCCATAGCGCCATATCATCGTCCTTGTCGCCGCCCTTAGTTCCAAGACGCGCACGCGATACAGGATCTAACCCGAGCACAGCCGACCACATCCGCATTGACTCGCTCGCTCGATTCAGGACACCCAAAAAAGGGTTATTAATAAAATTACCTTGCTTGGTTTTTATCACTAGCGATTTGCCTTCGAGGTTTCTGGATGCCTCGACGAAATTCTGATAAGCGCGACAGTAAGCACCCAACGCATCCGTATCTGCCTTAGTTAAGATTGATGACTGATAGAGTAAATTGGCGAGGAAAGAAAACTTAGCTAGACCTACTTCATTAAGGTAGTCCGGCACTTCAATGCCGTCTTCAAGATTTACTTTTGGGATTTCTGGTTCTTTGCGGATTTTATCTTTGCGAGAGGAGGTTGATACGACAGAGGACGAAGTGCCGGAAGTCGTAGAGGACGCGCAAGTGTTCACGCAGCTCGGAGATGTTTGGCTTTGCGGGCGGCATA